TCCCAACCAAAATATTCAAAACTTTTCATCTCGTTCCATACTTTTTCCAAAAGGGGTGGATAAACGAATTCATCAATTATTGTGTGTGGAAATGGAAACTCTTTTTTATATTGAGTTTTCATTTTTTTTGCTAATGAGTTATCTATCATAATTTTCGTTTTTCTTTTCTAATAAGTTTCAAGAATGGTTTGTGTATTATTTTAAATTTTGAATATGTTTTCGATATTTTTCAGTCCAACTTCTTCGTCTTTATAAAAAACTACGGTGTGCTTTTTTGACGGTACAACTTCCTCGTCAACAAAGTAATAAAGAGCCAAAGAATACCTGTCTATGTTTTCGGGAGTGTTAAGTGGAATGGGATGTCCGTGTGGAGCGTTTTCAATATCAAATATGACGGCCCTGTTAAAGATGGGTTGGATTTCTATTTGTTTTTTCCAAGGGTCTTTTGACCATAGTTCTAAATTACCCTCCCATTCAGACTCCCAATTTTCATTTAAGTAAACTAATAAATTGAGTTTTCTTTTTCTTTTTGTTTCTGGATGTTCATTATAGTCGAGGTGTATTGAAAGTTTTCCTCCTCTTTTAATTCTGTGGATACCTCCACCCATCAAGGTGGGGTCTCGGAAAAGATTTTTAATTCCTGTGAGTTCTGTTAAAAAAAGTAGGAACTCATCAGAGTTTAGATATTCCATAATTAAGTTTGTAATTGGAATATTTTTCTTTAAGTCGTTAATTTGAGTATCGAAATTTGGGTAGTAAAGTTTATTCTTTTGATATTCTTTAGTCCATTCAACAGTATCATAGTACCATTCATTATGATTGTGAATCTCATTTTTACATTGTCGTAACAAAAATTCCGGTAAAAAATTATCGATTACAATATACGGAAATGGTATATTACTCTGATATAAGGTTTTCATTTTTTTTGCTAATGAGTTATCTATCATAATTTTCGTTTTTCTTTTCTAGTTAATTTCATAAATGGCTTTAGGAAATTGACCCAAGCTTCATCGTTCTTGGGGAGATACTTGAAAAGACCGTCTTCCATCATCAGTCTCATCAAGTTTTTATAGCCTCTATCTGTTGGGTCTATGGTATCGGTGTGGATTTGTTCTACTAATTGTTTTCCTTCTTCGGTTATGAGAGGATTAGTAAGGTCAACAATCTTTGAGTTTATTTTGTAGAACTCTTCTCCAAGTATACCACTTTTTGTCCGTCCTGTCAAAATATTCTGAAGAGATTTTGGTAATTTCTTTTGTTGGATATTTCGTGCATTATCAAGTATTTCTTCGATAGTGCATGGTTTTTCCAACATAATTGGAAAAAGCTTAACCAAAGTTTTTTCACCTAGTCCCTCAATACCGTCAATGTTATCTGATTTATCGCCCGTAAATATTTTTGTTACCGTCACATTATAGTGTGGGATATCAACTTTACTGATTGATATCATATCCCCGTTTTTGAAGTACCTTCGTGCCACAGGTGAATATATGGTTACTCTTTGACTTATTAATTGTGTGAGGTCTTTATCACCCGAGAAGATTATAATGTCCTCATCGGTCGCAATTTGACTGTAATAAGCGATTAGGTCATCCGCTTCGTTATTAATCATTTCAACTTGTCGAACAAAGACCTCCTCCAAATACATCTTCACCCTTGCTTTTTGTTGCAGGTAAGATTCGTATTTGTATTCGTTCATGTCTTGTCGACGATTTCCTTTGTATTTAGGATAAATTGATTTTCTAATATAGGAGTTAGAATCTCCGTCCCAAAAGACAATTACTTTGTCGTGGTTGTGCTCTTCAAGAAATTTTCTAATAGTGTTGATGAAATGGTATACACCCCCAATATGACTACCGTCACTATAAAGTTCTTTAACACCATGAAAACCAATTTTGAAAAGGTTATCACCATCAATTAATAAAGTTTTGGTCACATCTTGTTTTTAGGGGTGAATCAATCTTTTTTGAGAGTTGAAGTTAAAAGTTGAATTAACAAAAAGACTACAACCAAGATTGATAATATTAAACATCCTTCTGTCGTCATTTTAGTCTTCTTTCTCTTCCGTCAAATCGAAATCACCTTCAGCACCAATAATCTCTTTCCAATAGTCGGCGTTTTCTTTTTTGTAGGTTTCAATTGAAGCTTTTTCTTCAGTTGTATCTTTACCCGCCAAAAATCCGTGTGGTGTTACAATAATTCTTCCATCATCATACCCGAGACCGTTGATGTGGTTTTTCATTACGGATATTTTACTTCTAACCGCAAACTTAACAGTCCTTTTGTCTTTTGTCGCAGTAATTTTTGTTGTACCCGCACCTTTTTGATTTCCGAACAAAAACACAAGTGACGAGTTTAACCATACAGATTCACCACCTTTAGCTTTGATTTTTGGTTGTCCAAATGGATTATCAGGTAGTTCAACCCATGGCTGATTGATAATAATCAAAGTATTTTCGTATTCAGTATCTGCTTTTCTTGAGCCTGAGATTCTTTGATTGATTCCCATACCTATCTTGTCGGATAAGACTGATGCGTTGTGTTGTTTACCACCTTTACCTTCATATGTCATTTTACAGGGTACAGAACCAACTGAGTCCCAAATAAAACATAAACTGTAATTAAGTTCACCTTTTTCTTGAGCATCCAAAAGTTGATTGATGTAATCTGTAATTTGCTCTATATAACTGAAGTTGTTATTGAATAGAAAAAACCCATCCCAATCCATCTCGCCAGTATCTGTATCTACTACTTCATCACACTGGAAACCCATAAGTTTAGCGTGGTCAAAACTCCATTTCTGTTCCGTAATGATGAACACAGGGAGGATTTCTTTTTTCTGAGCATCCACAGCAACTTTTATTGCGGCGGTTGTTTTGCCGGTATCAGAGTGACCCAAGAACATATTGATGTGTCCAATTGCAGGGCCAGGTAATCCAACTGCGTCAAGGAAATGATTACCCAAATCAAAAAATCTTTGGGGTTTGTATTTTGCAGAAGTTGAAAACTTCTTCTTTAGGTTTGTAAAATCGTTTTTCTTGATTGCCATAAAATTAATAATCTATATCGTAATTGAGGAATTCATCCAAATCTTCAGGGGGGTAAAAATCAACCCATTCGTTGTTAGTAGAATCATAAATATAGAATCCACCTCCGTTACTATCTTCCCACTTTCTTATCTTATAATCCACCCCGTTTTCGTTGGTAACAGTGAGTTCAAAAGTTACAGATTCGTAAATCTTTTTTGGTTGTTCTTTAATTGTATAACTCATAAATCAAAAATATGTTCCCAACACGGATGTCGGGAACATGTTATAAAATTAGAATGGTAAATCTGTATCTACTTCAGCATCTTCTTGTGGGTCAACTGATTTTTTTGATGGTTTAGCACCACCGATTGTTTCTTCATTTACAGATGAATCACCGTAGACATATCCACCTTTTTCGTTATCCCATTTTGGTGTTTCTCCTCTTGCAATTGCTTCAAGATACTCAACAGGTTTTTTACTGTATACATCAGTCCAACTGAGTTCGTCAGTAATCCACTCTTTCAACTGGTCTTTGTCTGCATGTACAGGAGTTGGGTCGTCATACATAATAGCGCTTACTGTTGTGTATTCTTTACCTTTTGGTGTTTTGGATTTAGCCAACTCAATAATGAGGTCACGACCTTTTTCAGGGTCTGTAATATCACCCTTGTTTCTCCAAATTGGAATGATTTTGTCAAGGATACCTTCGTTCTTGTAGTTGTGTTTGAATCTCCAAAACTTTGGTCCGTCAGCTTCGTTATCACGGTCGATAACTTTTACGATATAGAACTTACGTGACTTGTACTGCTTTGCAAGTTCCTTGTCTGACTCTTTACCTGTAGACATCAACTCTTCGTAAACCTCATTCAAGGGTGAACGTTCGTTGTCATTTTTTCCTGGGTCGTAGAACTTTTGCCACTGACCACCTACTTGGATTTCATGATACCAAGCCTCTTTGAATGGTGAGGAACCATCTGCGGTAGGAAGGATTCTTACTCTTCTCTGACCTGATTTCTCTTTATCACCAAGGATTAAAGCGAAATACTTTTTCATTCTTTCGTCTTGCGACATTCTCGATTGGGTCCCGCCCCCAATTTGATTTTTTTCATACTGTGCCAATACGGCGTCTAATACATTACTCATAATAAAAGTGTTTAATTGTTTATTAATTATAATTGGGAAATCCCCATATGTCAAATTAAAAAGGGACCTTTCGGTCCCCTTTTTTTATTTTTTAAATTCGAAGTTATCTATTGGATTTGAACCTGGTTGGAAGGAGCTCTTGATGTCATTAACATTGATATCCATAACTTGGTCCGAGGTCAGAACATAATCATTTTTTCCTGTCTTGTCCATATCTTCTTCTTTTTCATCGAAGAATTGAGAGAGTTTTTGATTGAAAGGATATGAGTCCAAACTTCTAAGTTCTAATCTTTCTTCAGGAGTCTTTTGTCTATATTTTTCAATCTTATCTTCTAAAGTGTTAAGTTTTGTCATGATTTGGTCCATTTCACCTAGTCTACCCTGTAAGTCATCAAGTTGACTGAATAGGTTTTGGAAATACTCCTCTTGTTTTGCTTCGATTGATTTTTGTGAGTCGACCAAATCAGTGATGTCCAATTCCTCAGTTCCTGATTCGTCTTTTCCTGTTTCCTCTGATTTACCATCACCATCAATTTTTTCTACGTCAGGGTCTGTTTCCACATCAATCTTTTGTGGTTCAGCTGCTCCGCCTGGAGGTGGAGGGGGTACCGCAGCAGCAGGTGCTGGTGGGGGTGCAGCGTTAGGGTCGGCTGGTGGTGGAGCAAGTGCCCCCAAATCAGCTTGTTCCATAATGTACTTATTGATTTGATTATATCTATCTAATTCACTAAGTATTTTCTTATCGATACTCATTTTATTATCCGTTTAATAATTGTTTAATTCCTTTGACTGTTTCAACTTTGACTTTCCTGTTAGTGTAAACTTGGTGACCGGCTCTTTCGATAAGACCGTCTCTTTCTCTAACCACATAACATTCTCCTGTGTCCAAGTCACAAACTTCTTTTGTACCATCACCATTATCTGACTCTGAAAATCTTACAGATTTCCCTAAATATGAGTCCAAGGTTGCTTTTAAATTCATAAAAATGTTTTTATATAAATATACATTACGTATCAAATATCAACAAGGATTACTTGTTTGGTTACACTCCTTACCTAGTACAATCCTTCTTCTTCCACCTGTACCGTTAGCGTAACAAGCACAACATGGGTTTTCCAAAATTGTCTCATAATCATCTATACTGATAACATCACCGAAAACGTAACCTGAAGTCGGACAGTCAAATCCCATGAACGAAAAACTGTACGTTAGTTTTAATTGTAAATCAGGTATTTCAACAGTAAAATAAACAAGTTGTTTGTCACCTTCAGCTACTAAAGAAAGTATTTGTTCCCACCTATCTACTGAACTAACAAAATCTCCAGCGTTCGGAGGTGTACCAGATGCATTATTGATAACAAAATCAGCAACCTTTACCTTAACACCACTTTTGTTCAAGATATATAAAGTGGCGTTATGATTTGATTGCAAAGAACCTTCGCTTTCGAACCATCTACCTTTCAATACACCATCTTTATAAGTCCTAAAGTTTAGGAATGATTTATCAACACTATATGCAAAAGCAATCATACTCTTATCACTACTCGCTGGTGGTGTTGGACTTGGTTGAGGTAATTGAGTTGGTGGAGGGGCGGCAGCTGAACCAGAGTTTGCATTGACATCATACTTAATTTGACCTGTTGAGTTAACAAATCCGTTTGAAGTTGATACTTGGATTGTTGAAATGGGGTTAGATGGGTTATTGGGTGAAGGTAAAGTGAATTTAAATTGTTTTCCATCAGGTAAAACAGTCAAATCCTTCGGTAAAATCTTCACACCCAAAACTTCTATATACAAAATACTTTCAAGATTTCTACCATTAACTGTAATTACAGTATTACTATTACCAACAACAGGTGAAAAGTTTGTTATTGCTGGTGGGTCGCAGACATTTGTTAATGTTCCAAATGGTGTACTTACAGATGGCGTTCTGGTTACCGTTGGTGTTCCTGATGGACTCGGAGTAGATTGTTTACTAGTTGAAGAAACTTGTTGAGCCTGTGCTACGTTTACTATTTTTACATTTTGAGCAGATTTCAAAGCGGCATCGAAAGTTGCATCATAACTTTTAAACTCGTTAGGGTTCTGTGAAAAATATATTGGTGATACATTATTTTTCGGCCAATAACAAACATAAAACTTGGTCATTCCTTCCAAAATCCTATCTTCTTGATTGATTAATTTATCAACCATGAAATCTATAAATTTTTCAAATGTTTCAAAATGTACTATTGGAGATGATGTATTGGTTGAACCGTTCGCTAAAGATAGATTTACACAAGAGTATGTTTTACTAAAATATTTTGAAGCTGAAGGGAATAAATCATCTTCTAAAGTTACGGTGGCAAAGTTATTACCCCAACTCTCAAACTTCTTAGACTTCTTATTATAAGTTCTCAAATAACATATCGAATAAATTGCCGCTCTTACAGATGCAAAATTAGGAACCTTATCCAATAGAATATCCGCAAACTCTTGTGGTGTTTTACTTGTACCCGTGATATCAGTCTTTTCAACCCATGAAGCCGCTGAGACTTGTTGTGGAGGTAGATAAGCAGGATTAACTTTAGCAACACAACTATTAGATGGCGCTTTAGAGTTTTTGGAGGAGTTTACAAGTGAGGATTGTTTTTGTTGTTCAGTTGTTTTTTCAGTTGGGGTGTCCTCTTTATTTGTTTTAACAATCTGTTCAAGTTTTGTCAAAAGATTTTGATTAACGCTTTGTAGATAATTGTCTATTGACGGTAAATCAAAAATACTTTGTCTTGTACCTGTAAAAGTTGTTTGGAAGTTACCTGGTGTGATTGCATGTTGTACTTCTTGAATTAGATATGG